TGCTGAAGGATTGATCTTTTGTAGATCAGTAATAATCGGAGCAGTACTCATGGTTCAAATACTTCTCTAAATGTTGCTTGTATTGTAGCTCTATTGTTATATGGTATTGATTTGTTCCAAGTTTCGCAAACAAATTTTTGTGCAGTGGCTTCTCCAGGTGCAGTAAAATCAAAACTATCACTATCTAATGCTCTAGCATCAAGAAAAGTTTCTATAGTATCTGCTTCTGTCTCTGATACGTTAAAAGTAAAATTATAAACTTTCGGATTTTGATGTTCAGCAAGTCCAAATAAAATTCTATGTTCAAAACCATCAGCAAAACGTATAGTGCGTGTAGCTGGTGCGGATCTTTTTTGTTGTCCGTAAGTAGGTTTTATTGAAGGAAACGTAGCCATTATGCAAGTAAACCTCCTGGTCGTTTTTGTTTAATTAATTCTGATTGTATCGCAACTGAAATTACACGACCAAGTTCTCTACCACCTTGTTCACTTCCTTCAACAGAAGAACCAGAAGCATCTACGTTTACTACTATATTTGTTGCACCCATAGCATGATTAGGAGTTATTGTGCCAGTAGCACCTGGAGTAAATAATTCTGCACCTCTTTCTCCAACAAGATAACTTTTTCCTGCGGTAACTCCACCTCCATATTGTCTTTTAATAGTAGAAATATTAAATGAACCTGCTGGCAAATCTGCACCACTTGGTATGCCTGTCATTGCTGTTGCTTGTGCTCCTAACTGAGCAGAACTAGCTAAACCTCCACTAAAAGCATTAGCAAACAATCCCATAAATCCTTTTGATATTTGTGCAGCCATCATTTGTGCAGCCATATCTAAGAAATGATCTGCTATACGCATAAACATATTTCTAAACGCATCTCCAACACTCATTGTTCCTTTTATTATTCCCTTGAAAGATTCTGAAAAAGCAGAACCAAGTGTTTTAGATAATTCAACTACTTGAAACTGTACATCATTTAATTTTCTTAATTCAGCATTTACATCTTCTAAACCTTTTCTAATTCCACGATTAGCTGCCTCTGCAGCATCTCTGTTTTGTGTAAATTGATCTCTAACTCGTGTTAATCCCTCTATAAAATCCTTATTTTTATCTACTAATTCTTGTGTTGCATCTCTTTCACGATTTAATTGACCTAATCTTTTTCTATTCGCACCTGCATTTTTACCTTCCCCCTGACCAAAACCTGCCGTTTTTAATTTCTTTTCTTTTTCTAACATTTCATCAAGCATTTGATTTATCGTTGCTTCAACACCAAGCCTTCTTACTGAATTTATAAATCTCAACTCATCATCTAATGTCAAATCTTTATTAATTTTTCTTATCGCTGCTAATGCAGATTGAACTGTATTAGCTTGTGCAATAGCATCAAATTTAGCAAAATCTCCTCCAAATTTTTCAGCAAATAATATTGCTTGATTTCCAAATCTTTTGAACTCTTGTAATGCTTTTACTGCTTCTTCTTTTGTAATACCCAAAGACTTACCTAAATTCCTAACTGCTGATCCACTAATATTTGAACTAATACCCATTTCTTGCATTTCTTTATTTAGTTCTCTAATAGATTTTCTAAAATCAAGAGTCTGTTGTATTTGTTGAGCTAATGCAGTACCAGCTATAGATAAACCAAAACCAAAGCCTCCACCTAAAGCACCACCAACAGCACCACCAAGACCACCACCTATAGCACCTATAGGACCTTGACCAAATAAGAAGGGAAAACCACCACCAATAAGAGCGTTACTAGCAGCACCTCTAAATCTTTGTCCTCTTGTAGCAGCAAAACTACCTCCTGGAGCAAACTGACTTCTTATAAGAGAACCAATACCAGGTCTATTGGCTGTAGCAGCAGCATTAGCAGTGATTTGATCTGCTCTTTGACTAAACGCTCTAAATCCTCCTGCACCAGGATTAACATTACCAAATTGATTTTGTCTTAATATCCTTGTGCGTGTCGTAATTTCTTCTTTTAATATTTTTCTGCGTGTTGCATTTAATTTTTCTTCTTTTTTAATTAATCTTTCTCTTATTTGTGCTACTTCTTTTTCGGTTCTTTTTCTATTTTCCAAAGTTTGTTTAATTTTTGCTTCAACATCTACAGATTGACCTGATAAAGACAATGATCTAAAACCTTCTCCAATTCTTGATTCTTGACTTTCTCTAATATTTCTTAAAACATTTGTTCTAATAGCCACTTGACCTAATTTATCAGGAGTGGGTGTATCTAAAGTTTTGAATTTAGAGCTTATTCTTGATCTACGACTTTCAGCTACATTTCTTCTAACTCTATTACCACTTGAAGATTGAGCCACACCAAATCTTCTAGTTTCAATCTGTTTTAAAATACGAGCCTCTTCAGCTAATTCTTTATTTAATGCTTTTTGTGTTCTTAAAAATACTTCTGCTGCATTGTTAAATGATGTCGTACCAACTGCTGCGTTTTTTAAAGCTGTTCTTGCTTTATTTACAGATTCAGTAAGGTTATTTATAGTTTTTGGAAATTTATTTGCATTAGTTTCAAGTGCTTTATTGAAACCACTGACTTCTTGAGTTACAGCATTTATATCTTTTCTAAGTTTTAATAACTCCTTTGCACCTTTTAAAGCAACAGCAATATCTACATTATAATTAGCCACTTGCTATAAAAATTAAAACATTTTCTCTATATTACCTTCTTTTGCCTCGTAAAGCACTAGCTTTCTGTGCTTGTTCCTGTTGTTTTTTATATTCATCATTTTCAATCTCGTTATAAGCAGCCCAACCTATCATTTCCTCAATAGTCAAAGTTTCACATAACTCAGCTACAGTTTTATGTAATGTCTTGGCTAAAGAAAATAGAAACTGCCAATCCTTATTAGCTTTTCAAATCGGCTTTAGCCTCGCTTACCTCCTTATCAGCACCAGAATTAACCATTGCTAGTTGTATCTCTTCAAGAATTGATGCTTCAACTTCTCTTCTTAAAGATGCCTTATCTCCATCTTGAAAAAGTCTTTTGCCATCCTCATCTAATGCTTTTTCTATCATCATCTGTAGAGCATAATCATTGTTATCTTCAGTTCCACTTTTTTTAATTATGGATTCTCTTTCTGCAATAGTTAAAGGATGCCAATAAACAGAAAAAATTACCTCATCATTTTTAATAACATCATGTTTATAAAGTTGAGAAATCCCAAACTTGTTTCTTAAAAGGTCAACTGCTCTAGTCATAAAATTAGTATACTTACTTTAGTATACTAAGCGTTAGCG